TTATTCATTACAGAATCACCAAAATTACCATTAATAACTAACCAGTCTAAGTTTCTAAGTAACTCAGGATAAAATAGTTCTTTAAATTTACTTAATGATATAGTATACCTTTTATCATTTAAGTTAACACGAAGAGGCTTAACTCTATGACAAGCAGGGCATTTAGCATTACATCTAAAAGTTAGTTCTGTCGTTAGTTGTCTATATTTTTTCATTAGGCTGGCGGATTAAGAGTTACAATTTGCACAGTCAAACCTGACGGAATAGCTGCATCAGTAAAAGTAACAGCACCAGATGCAGGAGTATATATGTAATCAGTTGTTTTAGTCTGTGTAATCCCATTAATAGTTACTACAACATTATTAATAGCAACAGGATTGCCTCCTGCTGGAGTAGCTATAAAAAATACATTATTACCGCTACCTGCTCCTGTAGAACTTGCAGCCACATTTATAAGTTGAGTGAGTCCTAGAGCAACATTACTAGATACTATATTAATATTAGCATTTAGTCTTTGAAAAGTTACAAAGTCATTAGCAGCAGAAGCTGTAATAGCTATCTTAGCATCTAATTGATTTTGTAAAGCACTACTAACACCATCTAAATAACCAAGTTCTGTACTAGTAACATCCGAAACAATAATCTTACCGCTTCCGTCAGAAGCTAAAGCACGAGAAACTGTAAGATTATCTTTGTATATAGTAGATATAGCACCAGAACGGTTATCGGTAATGGCAGTATTTAAATCTGCCCCATTATATTTTAAGGTACCTACAACTAAATTAGCTAGTCCTGTAGGACTAATAACAACATTACTATCAGGATCTCTAGTCTCAGCTATAGTAAAAGATTTAGCAGATTCATCATAAAAGATAGCAGCATTACCTGAGCTACCTCTATTCATGAATATACCTACATCTGCAGTAGGAGTACCTGTTACGGAATTAGCTAGTAGAATAAATCTATCTTGAACAACTGAGTTAATAGTATTAGCAACAATACTATCTCCAAGCACTGTTAAATTACCTTGAATAACTAAATCATCATTCATTTGTACATCGGCAGTAAAGGGTCTATTACCTGATATTATAGCTGCAATATTACTCTCTGCTGCAATAACATTTTGATGTACTACTAGTACATTTTGTTGAACAATATTAATACGTGATTCTGCAGCAGTAAATGTAGTAAAATCATTAGACTTAGCTGCATTAAATAAAGCAGTATTAGCAGATATTATATTAGCTTGTGCGGCTACCACATTAGCATGAACAACGTTAATATTACTTTGTAATAAATTTACGTTAGTAGTCAAACTAGCAGCATTTGCACTAGCAGCTAAATGCTTAGCCTCAATAGACTTTACACCGTATAGCCTTGTTACTAGAGAACCAGAAGCCATTTTTTCTGCAGAAACTGCGTTAGCTTCTAAAACTGTAGATGTTACACGCGTAAGCGCCATATTCGCTCCTTAACTACTCATCTTCTAATTGATCAAAAAACTCTGCTAAAAAGTCTTTTTGCGGTAAAGTAGTATTATTAAATTTTTCTTCTATTTGAGAAGATATAGTTTTTTTAGTAGATACATTAACTGCTTCATTATCATCTGATAATTCTTCAAAAAATTCAGCTAAAAAGTCTTTTTGCTCTAAAGGTTCTGAATCACCTTCTTCAAAAAACTCTTTTATAAAGTCTTCAACTTGCTCATCAATTGTTGGTGGCTTTAGTATTTCATCATAAGCTAAGTCTACACATACTTTTACTGCAAGTCGTTTAATATAGTCAATAGTATCTTCATCTAATACCTCATTTTTATCAAGCCATTGACGCTCACTTGTTACGTTAGAACCACGCTGTTCATAATAAATACCAATAATAGTACCCTCAACTAGCTGTTCTATTTTTGGTTCTCTCTCTACTAATTTAGCAAAAGGAAAAGCTCTGCTAACCATATCATTACTTTTATCTTCTTCTATAAGTCTGTATTCAAAAAATATAAATTTTTGAAACATTTCATCTATGTGAACTTTAATATATTCCATTATTCCCTCTTATGTTTTTATCATATAACGTGCAACAGCATGTGGAACCACAGCTGCATGTGTATGGCCACCAGCGGTAACACCAGATACCACAGCGGCAGTACTACTATCTTTAGCACTAGTAGCAACAGAAGTTGTAGCAACACTTAATGCTGCTGATCCAGAAGCTGTAGTAATAGTACCTCCAGATGCAAAAGCACCTGCTCCTGGTCCCATAGAAAATACAGAAGACTCTCCTATTAGGACTTTACTTTCAAAATTAGGAACATTAAAGGTTGAAGAACCATTTCCTGCTCCATATACAGTACCTGTTGTAGCAAATAGAGCAGCATAAGTCGTTCTACTGACTGCCTGCCCATTACACTCTAACCAACCAGTAGGAACTGTACCTGCCATAGCTACAATAACTCCTGCAGGCATTAAAGGCACAGGTGCCGTACCTGTACCCGTTATGGCAGAAGATAGTATAACATTTGCAGCAATAGGTGCATAAGTACCATTTTGCTGCACAATATTTAAACCATTTTTAGTAGACGCAACACCTGGTATATGTGCTAAAGATACATTAGCCGTAGAACTTCCAAAATTAAATAATATAGCGGTATTGTCCGTAGAACCTAAACTTGATATTTTAAGAGCTGCGTGTCCTACTCCTATAGCTTCTGGAAACCATTTTTTACCTCCACCAGCTGTAGTCGCAGTTACTGTAAGGTTATTAGTACTAACACCGCTTGATGTTAAATTAACTCTATCAGAAGTAATGCCACTAATAGCAATCATTGTATTTACAACAGATCCATTAGTAGGAGGTATACCTACATCTATAAAATCAGCAGCAGTTCTATTATTAGCAGTTACAAGATATAATCTAGCATTAGCGGCAGTAGCACCCGCAGTAACAGTGGTAGCTAACTCTCCTATTTCATAAGAAGGCGCATTAGCCATCATTACTGTGATACCGTTCTCATTGCGATGACCTATACCACTTCTAGTAAAGTTACCCCCAATTGGAGAAGATTTTTTATTACTAGAATCAGATACGAATAAAGCATTAACATTAGAATTAGCAAAATGCATAATAGTACCATCTGGTACACTTATACCCTCACCAGATGCTGATATATTTACTGTAGCAGGAGGACTTGAGCTTCTAAAATTAGTTAATAAAGAACGTAAAGAGTTATTAAACTGAGTACGAGAAGCATTCAGTGAAGTACCTGCTGTAGGTTCTATATAGGTATTTGAATCTTGTAATGCCATTTAAACTCCTGTTGCTGTCATCATTACTGACATTCCTGCAGAGGTAGAACCTGCCCCACCATCACTGCTTTTAAATACTTGATAACTAATTGCTTGATTTGAAGCAGCTGTAGTTACCACTATATGAGGTTTATTTGAATCCTCATCTAATAGTGCATAACTTATCACAGGCCTATTTAAGAAGCCTGCACTAGTAATATCTATAGTTTTAGTAGTAGCATTATATGCAGTAGTGTCTGTAAAAGTAACTGTATCCTTCTCTATAGTATACCTAAATTTATCAATTGTAAAGTCAAATTCTTCAGGCTGAACATTTTTTAAGATAAATTTTAATTGGAACTGTCTAAATGTTCTAGTTCCTGCTTGATAAGTTTGATAACCATCATTAACTGTACCTCCTACAAATTGACTAATATTTACATTGCCATTTGCATAATATAACTGAGCATCAGCAGCAGTAGTAGTTCTAATTTGTGTTTGTGCTGTAATAGCTCCTAATGTTCCTGCAAAGGTGTCACCAGAACCTGTATCATTATACTGTTTTAGGTTTACTAATTTATAATTAGAAGCCACACTTGTTATATTAGCTAAAGCATTTCCTCCAGTAGCATCTCCATTTGCATGATAAGTAGCACCCAGTCTAATTTCATCAGCATCTATGACTCCGGCTATTAAAGCATATGAATTTGAATTTGAATAATCACCTTCATCTACTACACCAGAAGAAGTATATGTGCCAAAACCACTAGAATTAAGAGCTGCAGTTCTACCTGCATTAGTATATAGTTGTATAGTACTCGTAGTAGGTGCATTTACATAAAGTTCTCTATCATTTATCTCTGTCATACCATTTACATCATGAATAATAACTCTATCACCATTAGCTATACCGTGAACACCATCAGTAGTTATAACTGCAGGACTAGCTTTTGTAATTCCTGTAATAGATATAACATTACCAGTATATTGACCATCATTCCAGATAGCAAAAACATTACCATCAGTACCACCACTCATCATAGTTTGGTTATTAGAATCAAATCTTGGATTAATTACCGCAGTGTTACTAAACCCTAATACATGACCAATTCCACCAAATTGAACTTCTTTTAATACTCCACTAGTGCCAGATACTTCTGTAACACCAGATATATAGGTCTCTTTAGTATCTGTCCAATTAGTTTGTACAGATTGAGTAGCATCAAGATCTACAAATATAGCACCTGTAACAGTTGATCCAAAATCTCTAATTTGAGTTATATACTCAGCAGTGTCTGTAGCCAATAAATCAGTAGCAGCAGAAATAGCAGACCAGCCAGTAGAAGTACCATTAGCATTATCTGTAACACTAGAATCAAATGGTGAGTCAGACTTATTAAAAGCTAAACCACCTGTATTAGAATCTGCAAAAGAAGGAAAATTATCTTCTCCTGCATTTGTGTTAGTTATAGAAGTAAAATTAACAGAAGGACTGTCTTCATTAAAGGCAGCTACCACACTACTTCTAATAGGTCTAGAAGTAACAAGAGTAATTGAAACTACATCATCACTAAAGTTACCGCTAGTATCTCTAGTTCTTGCAAAATAAGTAAATTCTCCAAAAGTATCTATAGGTATAGACTTACGAGCAGTACCTGCAGATACTGTTACTAAATCATCTGCTATAACAAAATTATCTATACTATTTGTTAATGTTCCTGGTAGTCTTTTTATTACTACTTCTTTAAGATCAATATCTGCTAATTCTCCATCTACTGTACGTGCGTAAGACCATAGTAAGGTAATTTGATCAGTTTGTTGTCCACCCGTAAAATTAAATATATTTGCTGGTTTAGCTGTTTTACCAATAATAGATTTAGTTAAAGTAGCTTGTATACCTCTTATAGTCTTATTCAGTGGGACTACTCTGAAAACAATATTTCTAGTATCACTAGTTAAACCTCTATTTACACCATTTACAGTGAATCTAATTTTATTATCAGCATCAACACCTGAAGCAGGTACTTTTACTGTGTTAAAAGAGGTTAAATCAGTACCTCCATCATCTATACCTACATCGTCAACACTATCTAATTTATAAGATATTTCATAGTCAGTAACTTCTTGACCTATAATATGATCAAATTGTACAGTTACCCTAACAGCAGCTCCACCAGTTTGTTCACGGTATAAAGATTCTATAATAGCACCATTCTGTACTTTTTGTATAGGAATAGAACTCACATTAATAGATTTAGTATTATAAGCACTAGTTCTACCACCTCTAGCTTTATTCCTAGCCCTAATTGAGGTTGTGCCTAGTTGTAAATCAGGTATTTTATTATCTTTAGTTAAAAATATTGATTCAAATTCTGAACCTGTTTCTAGTCTATATACTCTATTATTAGCTAAATGAAACTTACCAGGATATTCTGCTGTGTCATAGTCAAAAGTACCTGTACCACCACTTACATTACTTATAGATCCTAAAGGATCTCTAGATATATTTACAAATAATAATCCGCCTAAATTAGCAGTAGGTTTGGTAGCTGTGTGCACTCTATATATATAATTAGCAGTTAAGGCTGCATTATATTTAGGAGAAGCAGGGTCATAACTATTAGTAGCAATACTAAATACATTAGATGCTAAAGATTGTACATTATCTCCTATTTCAAATATTGGCACATTATAATGATCTACTTCTGCTCTAAATGCAGAGTCGCCAGCACTAGTTGTATATACTATATTTGCATTCATTTGTACATTAGTATGATTTAAAGTAAACTGACCTGTGCTTTTTTCTATACCATCTACTAAGAATCTAACAAAAGCTACATCTCTAGGTCTTACAGGTAAATCAATAGTTATACTATCTGTACCATTTATTTCTCCAGATTTTACATATGTTTGTTCAGATCCAGATACATAGAAACTATTATTTGCATAGTGTCTAGAATCTAAAAGTTGGTTTAAAGTAACATAAAAAGGAGCATCTGGAATTTTATTAACAAGATCAACACTATCTGTAGTTTTATTTTCAATTTTTATCTTATCAGTAGCAGTAGTAAATCCTACAATAGGTTGACTAAGAGCTGTAACAATACCAGCAAAACCTACAAAATTTATAGCGCTTTGTTGTTCAGTTTTTTCATTGATAGGTATAGTAATATTATCCGTACCTTTTAAAGTACCAAAAACACTATCATCATTTGCATCTAGTATATTAGATTGAAAATTTTCATCGAATACTTGACCAAAACCTTGCACAGTTAATTCTATATTACCAGTACTAGTTCCACTAGCTGTATCTACAACATTAATATCAGTACATAATAATTTTATTTCTCCTACACCACTAGTAAAACCATTCTTACCTGATAAAGTAGCAGGATTAATTTCACCTACTAATACATTAGCATGTTCTACACTTATACTTTGATGATTAAGACCAGATAAGTTAGCAGTTGTTAATAAAGTACTTTCTAAAGGATTAGAAAGCTCATACTCTGTTGCATAACTAATACCATAACCTTCACGTTCTGTACTAGTTCTTAGTAAAGCATCTATAGTAACTGATCCATCTACTCTTCGTCTAGGACTAGCTTGTAAAGTAAAAGCAGGGACAGGAGGAACTGTAAGAGAAGATTGTATATCTGTGTACGCAGTAGGTTTATAATCAATAAATGTATCAGAGTCTACATATACATTAGAAATATATTCTACACTAGCTATGTTAACTTCGTTAGTATCCATTTCTCGTTCAACTTGAGTTACTTTAAAAAGTTTATCGCTTTTAGCGCCATATATATTATTATCTTCTTTAACAAGTTCTCCAAAAGTCCATAGGTCTCCTTTTTGGGGTACATTATTAGCAGTAAAAGCAGTATAACTATCCCAAACTTTAGTAATAGGATTAAATCTCTTAATAGGATTTACTGTAGCCCTATCACTACCTATAGTTACGTTATCAGTAGTACTTAGAGCAAAAGCAGTGTTTGATACTAAGTATAAATCAATTCTATCACTAGCTGCTTTAATTACTCGTAAAGTTAATGCCCCTGTATTAGCTGTAAAATTTGTACTGGCTAGAGAAGGCACTGTATAATGTTCAAGATATACGTTAGTATTAGAAGAAGCCACAGCAGAATTTTTTTCTATTTTTCCTCCAAAACCATAAGCTATACCACTTGCTTGAAAAGCTACAGCTATTACGTCTCCAGGAATTAATTGTAAAGCATCTACACTTGTAGTAAAATTAGCTGTTCTTTTTAAGTATCTAGAAGCAGCTATTTGATACTGAGCAAATCTGAGTGCCTGACTTCTTCTAGTCACTCCAGCAAGATCAAGTGACATAATATTTTCTATTTCTGTTTTTCTAATACCATCATTACTACCTAATTGATCAATACGTACTGTTTCTCTTTGAAAATGATTGGTAGGGTCTACATAACTAACGTCAACTCCTGTTAATATTTCACTTTCTTTATTTCCTCCTATTATAAAACTACTTTCTTTTATGTTAGTCTCGTTAAACACCATAACAGGAGTTTCATCAGGTAGATCACAAGCTAGAGTAATTTTACCGTGAGCATATATTAATGCCCCTCTAAAAGAAGAAGCTAAACCATTTAATGTATCAAATGATTGAGCTTGATCTGCTATAGTAATATCTAGAGTAAATCTTCTTTCTTTAATTTTTGTACCTTGTGCTAATCCAAGTTGATTCTCTCTAACACTTGTAAAAGTATTTCTAGGTTTACTTCTAAAAGAACCATCAGCTATACCATCTACGCCTAAAAAATTACCAGTAGTAAAATCACAAGCATCACAGTATTGTGCTATTTGATAAAATCTATATTTATCAATATTTTTTTCAGGTATACTTAAACCATAAGTTTTATTAGTTAGAATATCATATATAATCCAAACAGGATTTTGAGACCAAGAGTAAACAAAACTTCCATCCCAAGTACCTTTATATAAATTTATAGTAGAACTAGTTTGTACAGATGTTCCTGTTTGTTGTAGATAGTAACCAGCAGTTGCTGCACTAGTAGAACCAGAACTAGGAACTTCTATATGTCTCCAGTCAATCTCTCCATTAGCTAAAGTAGGTTGATTATAGTTAGAAGGCACTCTAAGTACTAGCCCCTTTACTAGAGAAGTAAATCTAGGTATACCATTATGCTCATTACTGGCTTTCATAGCAAAACCTATATGTGCTGTTCTAGGATATGCTTGTGGAGAGTTTTCAATCTCATTCCAACCTAGTAAACTTACATCATCAGTTGTACCAGAACTAGTAGAATCTCCAGATGTTTTTGTTACTGTAAATTTATATCCATTTACACTTTTACTAGCTTCGGGTATGTTAATCTTTATAGTAAACTTAAAAGCAGCAGTTGTTTTACCATGTATATTTCTACTTCCAGAAGCAATTACGTTACTTCCAGTACTATCAAAAACTCTAATAGCTACCGATATACTATGTCTTAGTACATCACCATCTTTTGTTATTTTTTGCAGTGATCCTATTGAAAAAACAAATTCTAGAGCATCCCAATCTTTAGAAGAAGTTTCTTGTAAAGTTACACCATTAGCAGGAACGCCCGCACCGCCATTTTTTAATCCTACTGGTGATGCAAAATTTTGAGGAGTAATAGTTGTTTCGCCAAATACCTCTAATCTATCTTGTACAGTTGTTCCAGTAGTAGATAGAGTTTTAAATTTAGAAAAAGACTCTTGTCCATCGCCATCTATATTAATAAGATCATCAATTGATCCATCACTTAATTCTATATCTTGAGGACCATTAGAGTTAATTCTATATACAGGACCTTCTCCTAGTCCTACTACTACAAAAAGAATATCAGTAGAAAATAAACTTTGTGGATCTTCTATAGGATCACGAGGTGCTGATCCACCTCCCTTACCGCCTTTTGCTCCTTGTATTTGTGGTACTAATGTATTAGAATAATTAATAAAATTTCTGTAGGCCATTACCCGCTCCCAAACTGGTTTCCTACTTGAATAGGATCACCGCTACCATGTGATGTAGAAGATATATAGCCACTTAAAAATTGACCGCCAACTCTATTATAACCATATATTAAAGCAATAGGAGTACCACTTGTAGAACTATTAGTTAAACCACCAAACATACCATTTTCTCTTACCGTAGAGTCTGTTTGTTTACTGGATCTTGCTGCAGGAGATTTAACCATCATAGATGTAATAGCTGATATAGCTAAATTAAGTCCTATTGTTTTCATAACACTTGCAGCAGTGATACCTGCTTTAGCAGTACCCGCAACAACAGTAGCACCACCAGTAGTAACTGCTGTTGTACCTGCCATAGAAGCTGATGCAGATGCTATTGCAGCAGAAGTTTGCAGGGCAGCTATAGCATAAGGAGCTGCTACAACAAGTGCCATAAATAAAAGCATATTTCTAAAACGTTTACCGCCCCCACCTGATATATTAGGGACTAAGTGTATAGTATCTCCATCTTTAAATTTTTTAACTTCTAACATATCTTCAGATATTTCTTTTAAGTTACTATCAAGTAGAGAAAAAGCCTCTTCAGATTCTCCAGAAAGTATCTGAGTCATATATTTAGCAAATTTAGGATGTATACCTTTAAGATATAATATAATATCAGTAGCTACATAAGCTTCAAAAGTATATGTTTTTTCATCAAAGAATTTATTATAAGCTGAATGTATTTTAAGATTAATTAACAAGATTTTCTTCCTTAAACTCATCAAATATGAGTGCGTCTATATCGTGGTCTAGCCAGTATATATAAAATTTATTATTAAATCCTACTAAAAATTTATATTCCTGAAAAGCTGCACTTACTTTATCTTCTTTACTGGGTATTGGATTTTCGTCTCCAGGATGTGAATGAAATATGCCCCATATATTCTCGTCATTTCTAACTAAATCTGCAGGATCTAATATAAAAGTTTGTTTAGGCATGGGAGATATGTTTGTACAAGGAATATAAATAAAGTCTTTAGTTATGATACCTACACACTCTTTAGGATACTCTAACATTGAGTGTGCATTCATATCTTCTTTTAATTTTATAAATCTTTCCATCTATACACCCCCGTAGTATATTGTTTATAGTAATTTCCATAAAGAGAGACCCAGCTTTTATGCTTAATCATAGTTTGTAAGATTTTATTCCTATCAACATACAATGCACAGTGATTTGTAACATTAGTAGATCCTAGACTCATAGTTATTATATCATAAGGTTTAGGTTCTCTAACTCTTCTCCACCCAGTCTTTTCATTTGCATTTATTTCAAAGAGTCTTTCTTGAGTTTTACTATACCAATCTTCGTCTACTATTTTACAAAAATGATCTGTAGTGTAAGGAATGTCTATATTTAATTCATGTAGATATACATATTTACAGAGATTAAAGCAGTCAATCCCTGTTTCTGCATTATTACCTAAATGTAAATATGGAAAATCTTTGTATTTATGATACCAAGCTGTCATGTCTATAAATCGAATGTATACTTTCTATCCAATAATCTGATAGAGTCTCCACACGCGAAATTCCCCCTTCTTCGATGTGTAACATTTTGGAAGGCATTAAGTACATACCAAAATGTATTATTAAATTTGTTTTTTCTGACTTAAATGCTATTACATCATAATCTTTAGCGTTTGTCAAACTTACTTTTTTAGCACATTGAGCTGCCCAACTATCTATACTAGTTGTAGTAAATTGTTTAATCCAGTGTCTAGAAACAGGGTAATCTGGTAAAGAGAATTGTAAATTCAATTCTAAAAAATAGAAATTTTTAATTAGTGTTATACAATTTATATCTTCATATGAGTGATATAAACCTAAATATTTTTGTACCATGAGCAAAACTCCGGAAAGGTATCTGTAAAGGATTCTTTACGTAGTATATCTAGTCTTTCAGTTTCTTTTTTAAATTCAGGTAGTAAATAAGAATCATCAGTACTAACCATAAAAGATAGCCAGCTCTTAATTTGTTCTAGATCATGTAGACTTAAAAGTGCTTTATACTCTGTAGTAAATTTTTTATAAAGTTGTATTACATCTTGTTTAGACTCTTTAGGTAGACAAGTAACTTTTTGGTATATAGGCTCTATCAAAGTTGTACCGTAGAAATAAAAATTATTACGTTTACACCATAGTATTAAATCAGGCATAGATGTTATACTATATATACTTATAACTGCACTTATAGTAGTTATATTGTCTTTAAACATAATAGCATGTTTTTCAAATTTAGACCAGGATAATCCCTTCCTAGAATACTCTACGCGACTTCCATAGCCATCTACACTAGGCCATAAAGACACTTTTTTAAAGTTACCCCATAGTTCGGGAAGATTATATTTTTTAAATTTATGATAACTTAAATTTGTATTATAACTTAGGTGTATATTTTTAGCATAACCAGATTCTATAAGTAATGTAAGCATCTTATAGTGACCTTCTTGTATAAAAGGTTCACCCCCTGCAAAATATACTTCTTCTAGATCAGGAATAAATTGTGGAACATCTGCCCAAAAGTTTTCATTATCAGTATAGTAGTCCATAGTTTTAGACCAACCTGTTTCTAAAGTATCTTTATACCAACTAGTAGAGGCATCAGGACCACACATTCTACATTTAAAGTTACACAGATTACCAAACCTAATATCTAGATAAGTAGGTTTAGTATCTAAACTTCCATCTGCATTAGTCTGAGCCTGTAGATATACATCTTTAGCAAATCGTTTATTTACTTGTAATCTGTTACTACCACTACCTTGTTTTTCTTTATCATAACATGCTCCTATACATTCTGTAGGTATTTTATTTTTCAAAAAATCTAAACGTGTTTTTTTATATGGAGCACTATTCCATATATCACCTAAGGATTGATCATAGGTTCCTACTATAGTAGTATCTGTTTGAAATTGTGCATGACAGCATAAATAAAAATTACCAGTTAATCCTCCAAAAATATGCATCCAAGGAAGTATACAACCTTTAATTTTATTGTTT